ACAACTAAAAAATAAAGATAAAAATGAGCCTAATGAAGCTTTAAAACAAGCTTTTAAAAGACATAAAGAAGAAATTATGCTTGAAAAAAAGGAAGAAAAACCGTTAGAGGTATATGGAGAAAAACCCTCACAAACCCTTCCAGGAGCTACTCCACCCCCTCGTCCACTTCCCCCGTTACCAAAAAAAGAATCCCAAATAACAACACAAAAAAAAAGACCGGGAATTCGACCTCAAACCTAACTATAGAATATAACTAAGTTATGTATAAAAAATGTTATGCTGAATATGCTGGTAAAAACCAGTACAAGATACATCTCTGGGAAGAAGATGGATACCAAATTATCCCTTATCGTGTTCCTGCTTATATAGAATGTCCTGAAAACGAAGCTGAATATCAAGGGCTAAAGGGTGAATGGCTTAAAAAAACATATAAGTGGGAAAGAGATAACCCTAGACTCCATTTTCATGATATGCCTGCTTACCAAAAATTTCTTATTGAAAAATATGGAACTAATGATAATGTATCTAAGGGCCACCGTGAAGTATTTTTTGATATTGAGATTGAAATGGGTGGGGCACTTACTGAAGAATACATCCAGGAAGCCCCTAAGCCAGTAACTTCAATAGCTTGGTATGATCGTACCCCTGATGAATGGGTAATCCTTATTTTAGATAAAAAAGGCCAAATTAAACATACTAAGGGACATAAGGAAATTATCCCATGTGCTACTGAAGAAGAATTATTAGCCACATTCATTGAAAAATTTAGAGAAATAAACCCAGATATTCTTGTAGGATGGAATAGTGATTACTTTGATATTCCTTATCTTTATTTTAGAATTAGTAGGGTGTTAGGAGAGGATTTTGCTAATGCTTTATCTCCTATTGATGTTGTAAAAGATGAGAGTCAATGGAACCGCAACGGCTGGCTTAACATTGCGGGAGTTGAATCACTAGATTATATGAAACTACATAAAAAGTTTAGTTTCCGTGACGAACCTTCTATGAGGTTAGATGCTATTGGAGAAAAATATGTTAACCTAGGCAAAGTTGAATATGATGGTAACTTAGACCGCTTATTTGAAGATGACATCCAGAAATTTATTAAATATAACTTTCGAGATGTAGAAATACTTAAAGAATTAGATGAAAAATTTGAGTATATAGGTTTAGTAAAAAACCTATCGCATAAGGGAAAACATAATTATGGGGAAGTTTATGCTAACACCAAAACCCAAGATGGGGCCATTTCAGCTTATTTACTAGGACAAAATATTATTCCACCTTCTAGAGATAGAAACCCATTTACTAAAAAAAATTATGCTGGGGGTTATTTATTCTGCCCTCAAGCAGGTCTTTATAAGTATATGTTTGATGAAGATTTAACATCACTATATCCTTCTATTATTATGTCCCTTAATATTGGTAAAGAAACTTTTGTTGCCCGAATTGTAGATAGTGATGATAGAAATAATAGGTTAGGATTAAATGATCTTAAACAAAGGGACCCTAATGAAGAATTACTTGTAGAAAATCCTACACGAAAACAAACATATATTAAAGTAAAAACTCTTATTGATCACATCGAACAAAACAATTTTGCTATATCAGCAAATGGAGTAATGTTTAGGACAAACAAACAATCTGTACTATCAACTATACTTGCTAAGTGGTTTGATGAAAGAGTTAAATATAAAGATTATATGAAAAAAGCATATAAATCAGGCGATAAGGAAAAAGGAGCGTTTTGGCACCAACGTCAACACACAATGAAAATTTTGTTAAATAGTTTGTATGGTGCAACTGCTCTTGGTAGTTTTAGATATGGTAGTGTTATCCTTAGTGAAGCCATTACTCTGTCAGGCCAACGAATTATCCAAGAATCTGCTTTATGTGCTAATAGACATATGAATAAAGTAATAAAAGGTGAAATAAAATTATGAAGCATTTAGAAGATACTCCTTGGTGGATTTGTGATGAAGGTGATTATAACTTCTGTGCTTATGTAGACACAGACTCTAACTACTTTAATGCTGAACCTTTACTTAAATACTTATACCCTAATTTTGAGGAAATGAGTGATGAGGAAAAAGATAATGTTCTAGAACAAGTAGCACTTAAATATCAAGATATTATTACAGCTGACTATGATAGATTAGCACGTGATTGTTTTAATGTTCAAGAACATAGACTTGAAATGAAAACAGAATGTGTTATCCGCTCAGCATATTTTAGAGCTACTCGTAGATATGCTCAATGGATTACAAAACAAGAAGGTATTGCTAAAGAATCACTTGATATTAAAGGACTTGAATTTAGAAAAGCTAATTTTCCCCCTATATTTGGAAAGTTTTTTAATGATATACTTGAAATGATTCTAAAGGGTACTGAACAAAAAGAAATTGATGATTTAATCCTTGCTTTTAGGAAAAAAATTATGTCTAAGGATACCGATATCGCTTTACTTGGCAACCCTACTTCAGTAAAAACATTAAATGAATACATAGGCCGTAAACCTAGAGCAGGGGAAGTATTAACTGAAATTAAAAAAGGAGCACCTGCAAATGTTAAGGCTGCTATTCGTTATAATGATTTGCTTAATTTTTGGAATATTAAAGAACATAGTGAAATTGTTCAAGGTGATAAAATTAAATGGATTTATTTAATTGATAATCCTTATAAAATTGAAGCAATTGGTTTTCTTAATTTTGATATGCCCGATAAAATGCGTACATTCCTAAATGATTATGCTGATAGAAAAAAATCATTTGAGACCATTCTACAAAGCAAGTTAGAAAATTTCTATAATGATCTAGGATGGACTTTAAATTTAAACCCAAACATAAATAAATTCTTTAGCTTCTAATGAAAACCTTAAGTAAAAAAAGACATATTGCCAAAACATTTACTTGGAGAATAATAGCTTCATTAGATACTCTTTTATTAGGATGGCTACTTACAGGAAATATTAAGTTGGGAGCATCATTAATGAGTTTAGAAGTTATAACTAAAACTTTTTTATATTATTTTCATGAACGAGCATGGTATAAATCAAAATATGGAATAAATGGATAGAGAAACAAGATTAAAAATTAAAAAATTAGAGGACGAAAATAGAGAATTAAAAGTTGTTATAGACACACTACAAACCGCATTAAGAAGTAGTGAAGCAACATTAAAAGCTCACCCCCAATATAATAGCATATTTACTACAAGTGCTAAATGGTCAATGAATTTTAAACAATGATATCAAAAAATAAATTACAATCAATTATCTCTAAGTACTATCTTGGAGGTAAAGTAGAATCAGTTAAGTGGGTCCTTGATGGAAGTACTTTAACTATTGACTTTATGGCTCCTACTAAAGATATGATTGGCAGGATAAATGTTTGGGAATTTCCCCTTAACCAAGATGGTACTTTAGCAATTTTTAACACAACCCAACTTAACAGATTGTTAAATGTGTTGGCAGGAGATTTGATGCTTGATGCTGAAAAAACTAAAGCAGTATTTACTAAATTAAATATTCAAGATGCTAAATCTACTATTAATTACTCACTTGCCGATCCTATGATGATCCAAAAAGTAGGTGAAGTAGATGAAGATGTTAATTGGCAAGTAAATGCTACGTTAGAAAATGAAGATTTCCATACATTTGTTAGGGCAGCCTCAGCTATCCAAGGAAATGAAATTGTTACACTAAACCCAACAGAGGATATTGTAGGAACCCCAGTACTTCAATTTACATTTGGGGAACGTATGGAATTTTCTAATAAAGTAGAATTTCATGTTAATGCTAACTTTGAAGAAAATGTCAGACAAGATAATAAAATTCCATTTAGTAGTGAAATGCTTAAAGAAATATTCAATGCTAATAAAACGTCAGATGAATGTCAATTGAGTTTTGTGGATGATGGGCTTCTTCGTCTTATCTTTAGGTCCGAAGATGAAAACATAGACTCTATGTATTTCGTTGTAAGGAAAGCAGATTATTAATATTTATTAATATGGCACAAATCAAATCAGTATATAACGAAATTGGCATTGCCACAGACGGCATAGTAGATATTATTAGCAGCTATTTTAGTGGTGATGACTACGGGAAATATTTAGACAAAGATATTGAAGGAGGATACTCAAAATGGGTAACTGATATGGATCAGTACAAAGAAGATTTTAGTTTTGATAAAGTAAAATCTAACCAAATGCACACTATGGGTATCTTAGATAATCGTCCTGAGTTATATGTCAGACTTGCCCTTGCTAAAATGAAAAAAGCTAGAGAGGCAGGGAGATTTGAGCAACTTTCAGATGAAGAATTTAATAACTTGATAGGAGAATTTACTAAAGATCCTAGTAATTTTAAACCTGCTAAACGTAGGGCAATTTCTATCAAATATGATAAAGAGCTCCAAAAAGATATTGCTACAAGAAAAGGAATTAGTACTGATGATGTTGTAGCTAAAATGGGAGATTTCCAAAAGAAATTTGAAGAACAGCAATTAGAAGAATGGCAAAAACGCCAATGGCAACTTAGAGCTGGAATTATTAAGTAATTTGGCAACTTAGGGATTTTTTCGTATATTTATTGGCGACTTTAGGGCACCAACCTAGTTATTATATTAACCGTCACCTTAGGGGACACAAAACAAAACAAAATGACACACGTATTATTTAATGAAAATTATACTAGCCCACTTGACGTGCTAGTTAGAAATTTTTTCGACTCACAAGGCACATTTGATAAGCCTAGTCGACCAACAGTAACACATCCTATTGATGTGTATGAAAACGAAGAAGGCCTGACACTCGAAGTAGCTTGTACAGGCATAGATAAAAAAGACGTAAATATTAACATTGAAGGTGATGTTCTTAGACTTTCCTATGATAAAGGTAAAGCAGAACCTAAAAATGGAACCCATGATGGGGTACGTTACTATCACTCAGGTATTAAAAAAAGTAACTTCAATCTTGGCTGGAAAATCTCTCGTAGATTTAATTTGTCTAAAACAAATGCTGAGATGAAAAATGGTTTGCTTGTACTTAGTATTCCATTTGCTACTGAATCAAAACCAAAATCGATTACCATAAAGTAATCATTCTTTAGGTTGGTGTCCTGAAGATCCTTTCGTATATTTACCCGAACAAAAAATTAAACAGTTATGAATTACATCAAAGACCCAATCCTGGGAGACTATTATCTTGTTATAGATGACTTAAACTACTCAGTGTATAAAACCATTATGCCTGATAGTGGAACCCCTTATGATTCCTGTATTGGACACTTTGGAAACTTAGGTAAAGCACTCGAAAGAATTGCTGAACATAAAGTTAGGCAAGAGTCCTGGACTAGTATTAAGGACTATATTACTGAATTAAAAAATATTTACAACGATTATAAAAAACACTTTTTACAATGAAACTACGAGCATTATTTAACGCCGTTATTGTAGAGCACATCGAAGAGGAAGAAAGCACCTATGGCTCTATAGTAGTCCCTGACATGGGAAAAGAAAAAACGCTTAAAGGTAAAGTAATTGCAGTTGGCCCAGGGCAATATAGTGCTATGGGGAATTTAATTGAACCTACAGTTAAAGTAGGGGATGTAGTTATTATGCCTCAAATGGGACCTACAGTACTTAATCATGGTAGTGATGAGTATTTGGTTTGTAAAGAAAATGAAATTTTAGCAATTATTGAAGAATGAGTAAAGTAACTATTGTAAACTACGGTGACGACTCCCGTAAAAAGTTGATTGATGGAGTTAATCAACTAGCAGATGCAGTCGTAACTACTTTGGGACCAAATGGTCGTAACGTTGTTATTCAAAATGAACAAGGTGTTCCCCAAAGTACTAAAGATGGTGTAACTGTAGCTAAAGCTATTGAACTTGAGGATACTGTTGAAAATACAGGTGCCCAAATGGTTAAGCAAGCTGCTATTAAAACTGCCGAACAGGCAGGTGATGGTACCACTACTTCTACATTGTTAGCCCGAGAGATTGTAAACGCAGGTATGCGTTACAGTGATAAGGGACATAATATTGTAGAAATTAAACGTGGTATTGATAAATGTGTTAAAGAACATGTAAATTACCTCCGCGAAATCTCTCAAGATATTTCAAGTGAAGATCAATTACGCCAAGTAGCTACCATTTCAGCCAATAATGATACTGAAGTAGGTGAACTTATTGCTACAGCAATGGAGAAAGTAGGACGTGATGGTGTAGTTACTATTGAAGAATCACGTACTGGTGAAACCTATCTTGAAACTGTAGAAGGTCTTCAATTTGATAGAGGTTTTAAATCACCTTATTTTGTAACTAACAATGATAGTATGAGTACTATACTTAAGGATACTGCAATTCTTTTTTATAATGGTAGAATTACTACTGTAAAAGATTTGCTCCCACTCCTTGAAAATTTGTCCCAACAAGCAAAATCACTCCTTATTGTTGCCGAAGATATTGATGGTGAAGCACTTGCTACTCTTATTGTTAACAAAATGAGAGGCATTTTAAATGTTTGTGCAGTTAAAGCCCCTGACTTTGGTGATCGTCGTACCTTACTTATGCAAGACATGGCTACACTTACTGGTGGTCAACTCGTAGATAAAGATAAGGGTATGAAGCTTGATAAGTTTGATCTTAATTGGTTGGGTGAATGTCGTACTGTTACCGTTACTAAAGAATCAACTACTATTGTTGATGGTGCTGGTGAACAAGAAGCAATTGAACGTTTGTGTACTGAACTTCAAACCCAAATTGAAAACTCATCTTCACCTTTTGAAATTGAAAAACTTCAAGAACGCCTTGCTAAACTTACTGGGGGTGTAGCTGTTGTTCACGTTGGGGGTAACACTGAAACCGAAATGAGAGAACGTAAGGATAGAGTTGATGATGCCCTTCAAGCTACTAAAGCTGCCATTGAAGAAGGTATTGTTCCTGGTGGTGGTTTAGCTCTTCTTAGAGCATCTCAAAATGTAGCTTGTGAATCTAATATGGATAACAATGACCAAAAAATTGGATGTGGTATTGTAAAATCCGCTCTTCGTAAGCCATTTAAACAAATTCTTAATAATGCAGGAGTAGAGGATGCTTCACGTATTGAATTTAGTGTCACATCAGGAGAAAAAATTGGCACCGGTTATAATATAAAAACTGGTAAGTTTGATGATTTCCTTAAAACAGGTATTATTGATCCTACCAAGGTTACGCGTTGTGCTCTTGAAAATGCCGCCTCAATTGCAGGTACTATTTTGCTAACAGAATGTACTGTAGTAAATAAACCCTCAGAACAAGAGGAACCTCAACTAGGAGGCATGCCAGGAATGTTTTAAATTTAGATAATGTCTGAATTCGAAACAATAGAGCAAAAACAACTCATTGCAAAGAGAGTCCCACCTGGAGACAGGTGGGCTCTCTCTAATGAGCCTAACAAAATATATGATACGCTTACGGACACACTAGAAGCTTACTTCCAACAAACACAATTTAATAAAGCATTTTATTTAGACCCTATTGGAAGTGCTCTGTATGCTGTAGATAGAGTAGAAGTAGAAATTAAACCAGAACCAATCAAAACATTTGACTTTTATGGAGACGGATATAAGTAATAGTTTATGGGTAGAAAAATATCGCCCTAATGTACTTACAAATTACGTAGGCAATGAACACCTAAAAAATATTGTTAAACGATATTTAGAAGAGAACGATATTCAAAATCTAATCTTCTATGGACCCGCTGGTACAGGAAAAACTACGCTCGCCAAACTTTTGGTTAAGAATCTTGATTGTGAGCACCTTTATATTAATGCCTCTGATGAAAGAGGTATTGAAACAATTAGGGATAAAGTATCGGGATTTGCTAGCACAATGTCGTTTAAACCACTTAAAGTGGTCATTTTGGATGAGGCTGATTTTCTTACTATCCAAGCGCAAGCTTCTCTCCGGAATGTTATTGAAACGTTTTCTAAGAGCACTCGGTTTATTTTAACTTGTAATTATGTAGAGCGTATTATTGATCCTCTTCAATCACGTTGTCAAGTACTTAAAATTATACCCCCAACTAAAGGTGCAGTTGCTCAACATCTTTTCAGTGTCCTATCTAAAGAAAATGTACAACACAGCACTGACCACCTTAAGGATCTTGTAAACCAATACTACCCAGACGTACGTAAGATGCTTAACGTATGTCAGATGAGTGTTAGAGATGGTGAATTAGAGTTAGATAAACAAACACTTGTATCATCTAATTATATTGATAAAGTAATTGAATTGCTACCTAATAAAAAGTCATTTAAGCCAATCCGCCAAGTTATTGCGGATTCCAATGTAAATGACTTTGAAGCGCTATATAAAGCTTTATATGAACGTATAGACGAGTATACATCACGTCCCGCAGAAGCTATTATTATTATTGAAGAATATATGTATCATTCAAATTTTCGAATTGATAAGGAAATTAACATAATGGCATGTATTTCTAAACTACTTGAAATCTCTGGTAAAGTTGTTATATAAAGATATAATACAATTTGGAGATCGAATGTTTATGTTGTATCGTACCGCAAATGATACAGAAAAAATGGATGCTAATTTACTTAAAAAGTATTGGCATTGCGACACAGTATTAAAAAAAGAAAACAAATATTACTTTTGCAACGAAATAAAATCTATAGATTATGAAGAAATCAGAAATGACAGCTCAACCACAAATTGATTTGAGCAAAACAACCAGCATTGAAACTGAAAATGGTGGTAAAGTATGGCAACAAGGATTTATCCTTCGTAAAGTTTCCCGCTTTATTACTAATAGTTCTGAGGATGCTGTAATGCCTATCCCTGTGTTTTATGATCCCGAAACAGGTAAAATCTTAGGACAAGGTTTGCCCCCTGAAATTCGAGGTGATTATGACACTATTTGATTGGTTGAAAGAACTAACAGGTAAAAAACGAGATTGGGACTCCTTCTCGGACAAAGAGAGGGAGTCCTTTAATCCTTATATGGTTAATCGTTTTTTATCTATGCACCAACCTTTTATTGAATTAATTAATTATGTCCAAACTATACCTTACACCGATAAGAAAAAATACTATACAGTGTATTGTGGTTTGTTACCAAAACAAAACGTTTGGCTAAAATATATTAAATCAAAAATGAAACAACCAACACCAGAATTAATAGATGCCATTTGTGGGATATTAAATTGTTCTAAACGCGAAGCACGTGAAGAAGTTATTTTATTAGATAATGATGTGCTAGAGGAAAATTTATACAGAGCAGGATATCAACCAAGTGAAGTAGCAAAAATGTTTAAATAATGGATAGTATTGTAACTTCGGTAATTAAACAATTTGAAACCCGTTCTAAAATGGGTGAACAAAAATATGGGGTTAACATGGACCGAGAGGACCTACAATTCCCAGAATGGATCACTCATATGAAAGAAGAGTTGATGGATGCTATACTTTATTTAGAAAAATTAGAAAAATTATATGATAGAAATAAATAAAAATAATTTAGGGGGTTGGGCTATAGGTCTTAATTTATTTAATTGGGTTATAGATAATATCCCTCATGGTTCTACTATTTTAGAATTAGGCAGTGGAACGGGTACCCATGAGTTAGGTAAAATTTATGATACCCATTGTGTAGAAGATAATAAAGATTGGGTAAA